TTATCTGCTCGGGGTTCAATTTTAGTTACTGGGTCCATCCATACACAAAGGGCAAGCCCTAGAGGATGAAAGGCAAGAACCTTTTCACCAGCATTACTTGCATGGCTCATTCCATTCGTATTATCAAGTACAGGAAGTTTTTCATATCGAATGAATTGAAATCCTGCAAAATAATTCGTTTGGCCTTCTACCAATGCACGAAGATTATTATAATCAACACTTTGTACTGCTTCTAAGTGGAGCATAGCCTCAATCTGAGCCTGTGAACACACAATAGTAAAAAGTGGATTACCACCCTCATCGTACTGATCCGCTTCATTCTGGGCAAGAATTCTCCTTGCACGAAGAAGTTTATCAATAGTTAGGGGGAAATCACTATTTGTTGCAGTACCACTAGTCCTCGTTACTGGAGATGCATGATACGCAAAATCCGCACCAATAAACTGATCCCCAATAACTTTACCAGAGAGTGTTGTAGCTACACTAGATGAATCCCACACAACTTCTGTGGCTCCATCCATCGCACCACCTTCTGACTGATATGCAGAGCCAAAAGCAGCATCGACTATAATCTCATCCATTTTACGAGCCATAGCCATGCTGGTTGCTTCTGCATAGGGCTGGAATACATCATAGTTCATTCTACGAGTATCAAAACCTTCTACAAAAAATCCTGCATGATATGGTCGTGCTGTAACTCTCCTGCGTTGATGAGCAATAGATTGGACAGGAGAATCAGCGAACCTAGCATTCTTATTCTCAGCAGAAGCATTCCCGATCCGATCAATGAACTCAGCAATCCCCGAACAATCAAGTTTTTGGGATACTGCATTTCTCAGTCTGGTAGTCTTTTGCTGTAAAGCATGCTGTACATCCTGCGCATAACGCTGAACGTAACTGGTTTCTATATCACTAAATGTTGGCATATTGTTTCCAATAAGTAAGTATTAAAAAGATACATGAAGCCACATGGCTCATGCGAATATAAACAATAGCCTAGCGATTGTCCTATCGGGTCGCAGAAGAGAAAAGTGAAGGTCTTATGATTGTCTTCTTTTTATCTTCCGTGTTGGCCTTATGGTCCTGGATATGCTGATTTAAACAACTTATCCATTTTGTCCATAGCAGCTTTATGACCTGGTTCCTTATTATCCCTGTATGCTTTAGAAAATTCTGGATCTGAGTACAGACTCTGAATTTGATCTTTGGCATCATGAGGAGTAATTCTGGATTGTCCTAGTCCTGTTCCTACTATGAGCTTATCTTCTCCTAACATTGCACCAATTTTAGCAAAAGCCTTGACCAATTCTGGATGGTTACCAAGGCCTGTTTCATCCATTAATGCACTAAATTCAGGAGTTGTAAACTGACCAAATGCACGTTGAGCCTGATCAAGCCTACCATCATAATCAGCACCCCACTCTCTTTTGAGTTCGATCTGACTATTAACTGCAAAATCCGCAGTAGCTTGATCATTTGCCTCATTCTGTTCTTCCTGAACAGATGCATATAGGTCTAGCATATTTTGAGCTTGATCTTGTGTAAGCCCAAGTTGGTGAGTTGCATTCCGATAAAATTCTAATTCATTATCAGGATCATCACCAAATTCATAACCGTCTGGTGTTTCGGGTCTTCCCATTTGGTTATAGAAGCTATCCCATGATTCACCCTCTTGTGGTAAACTGACAAGTCTAGCTGGATCACCACCGATTTTTTTGACCGCATTAACGTAGGACTTTGCGAGTTTATCTACTGAGTCAAATGTTTGAAGGCTAGGTTCTGCCCTCAATCCTTCAGGTAAACTCCCTGCATCAAATGCAAGAGGATTCACCTGCTCAGTAACTTGTCCTGATTCCTCAGGGGCTACAGTTTCTTCCATTATTATCTCCTTAATTGTTTATCTTTTGCTTCTTGTTGCAAATCTAGTCGCCTTTTCAGACCATCTAGATCCGTTTGTATTGTCTCCATTATCTGAACTACTACTGATCTTTGACCTTCTTGGAAGGCAGAGACATAAGGATCAGGAGTTTGCATAAATTTATAAACATGAAATTTCTTAGCTAGTATAGCTAGTAAATCTTGTCCTTGCTCTCCTCCAAAGACATCACGAAACAAATCTACTTCTCTTTTTCTTTCTTGAAAAGGAAAATTCATGCTGCTTGCTTCCTTGTTGCTTCAGCATTAGCTTGTCTTTCATCTACTTCTGCTGTTGTTCGTGCAAGTTCTTGCTCTTGTGCTATCATTTTCTCATTCTGTTGTTGCTGTATCATTTGTGCTACTTCTTCTTCTGTTCTCAGGTTCGATGGAGAGACTTGTAATACCTCTGCAGTATTCTTAAGTATCTGTTGAGTATTAAAATACATTGGAATAGTCTGGTCTATTTGTGCAAGTGGCATAATCATTTCAAATAATTGTACTATGGAATTAACCTCACCGCTACGCATTGCTATAGATATAGGATTAAGATATTCAACTCTAAATCCTTCAGTTAATTCTTCAGGCATCTCTCCTAATTGTCCTGATCTCATAAGAATAAATGCAGTCCTCTTAATTAAGGGGTCAAGCAACTCTGATTCCTGTCTTGCTAATAGAGGGCCGAGTACTGGCATACGATTACGCATCCGTACTGAAACCTCTGTTGCGCTGAAGCGCATTACATCACCATCAGGTGCAATTGGGCCTGGTAGCTCTAATACATCTAAGTAATAACCTTCTTTTATTGAATTTACTAGTCGTGCATTCAGATCTTGTGCATATTCTATCCTTCCAGCATTTGGAACAGGGAATATAGTATCTTTGCCTCCAATTCCTGCAGTATAATAATTTATAGCATCAGGAGTTGTGTCTAATGGATCAAGAAGCCCTGAATCAGGCACGAACATAGGAGGTGCAATAGCTTTTTGAACACCTTTTAGATATACTTTCTCAACTTCATTGATTAATCGCATATCAGGAAGTATTTCCCATGTTGGACCTCTTCCATATATTTCACGATCTGATCTTTCCCACCTAGCACAGATATATGGCATTGTCTCATAACCACTTAATTTTATTACCTTCTTTTTTTCTTTTAAATAGTGAATAGAGACAAATGGGTACATCCAATCTTGCGGTAACTGCTCTTTCATAAGCCACGCTGGTGCAACATAATGTATTACATCAACTTCTTGCAGCATTTTCTCACTTCCTGCTTTCTGTAAAACTTCTTCTGGTAATAAAGCAGGATCAAAACGCTCTATTAAATCTTTATGTTTTTGTTTGTAGACTCGGAAGACGGTATCAATTTCCATTTCTCCACCAGCAGCCAACACGCAGTCCGATAAAGGGAAGTTCCTAAAATGAGGGCCACGACCAGGAATATCTTCAACAAATACAATACCAGTTCCAAAAGCCCCTGCCTCAAGGTAATACTGATAGATCGCAGAGTGGAAGTTCGATGATGGTCTGGAGATATGGTGTTTGACGATTCGTGTTGCATCTTCTAGCCATAGAGCAATATGTCTTTGATTATCTAAATATGGGTGTCCAGTAGTAAAACGGAACCATTCTGCACCCATTGGTGTAAAAACATTATGTATATTTGAGGCAAAGCGTTTTAATGACCGCATAGCAGTGCCTTCAAAAGCCATTTCTAGGCGTTCTTCACCTTTTGACCTTTTAGAAGTAAAATCGGAGCGATGTGGAAGGACATATTCTGCAATTTCCTGCCAATTTCGTTCCCAGGTCGTTCGCTTACCTTTTAAGAATTCATACTGTTTATCCAATGATGTTGCAATTGGATCTTTTTCACTATATGCCATTCTCTATCCTTTTGGTTTTGCTTTACCTGACAATGTTCTTAATACATGTATATCTCTTCGTAAACCTCCACTTGAAGCTCTTTGTCCTTCATCTTGCATTTGTATTCCTCTTCGTGAACCATAAAGCAAATCATCTTCTTGAGTATTAACATTACTAGTTTGCTTCTTCTCATTTATAAGTGTTGTTGCAGTCTCCTCAAGTTTGTTCTTAGTAGGAGCAAATAATGCTTCTACAACATCATCTTTAGTCTCATTAAAAGAATTTTCTGCTGCAACATAAGTTTCTTGTACATTTTCAACTGCGTCTTTAGTAGAACCTCCATAAACTTTATCAACTACTTTCTTTATATCTCCACCTGGCCCCTTTTTTACAGTATCTTTTACTTT